AATATGAATAAATTCACCACATCAATGATAGATGATGATAAAGAGAGAGTGATAAACGAGATGCAAGTCAATGGATGATAACACACTAAAAATGAACGATCAAGGTGTCACTAAGCCAAGTTCTGCAATCATGCCGAGTGCAACGGAAGACATCGTGACGATGGAGCAATGTATATCTGTGATGGATACTTACTTCAGTAAGTCTGTCGATCCGGAGAAAGCTGCAGCCTACAAGAAAGGAGAAATATTTTCTCTCAAAGATGACTTTGATTTCTATAGATTTCTCAAGGGTGTGTGCAATATATTCGAGGAGAGTATGATACAGCATGAACTAACCACGCAGGAGAAGCTACAGGTACGTCAGCTGTTCAATATAATGAGCAGTTGTGTTGATATGCTCAAGACGATAAACATCCCAGCTGAGAACATTAATATCATCTTAACCATGGTTAAACATTGCACTAGCTCAGTATTTAAATATAATAAATCATATGTTAGATCAAGATAAATATAAATCTAAGACCATCAAAATCAGGAATACAGCAACTCAGCAGGATAGTATGAGTGTGTATGAGTTAGCTCGATGGATGAGTCTTATTGAAGCAGTTGATATTATATCGACTAAATGTGATGAGATTGGTGTATCTGAGAAGAGTACATCGTGGGTGAAGCCCATCGCTATTCAGAAATATGTAGACGAAAGAACTGAAGGTATGTTATTCGAACTAACAAATCAAGGACAACTATAATGCATTACATAATTGGTACTGAGATATTAATTCGTGATCAGAAGAAGAATCCTAATGATCCATCCTCATACAGAAGACAGAAGCCATCGGATTTCAAACCTGGTGTGAGGTACTCGTTATATCATATCCGCAAGGATGATGAGGGAAAGTTTCGATATGTGTTTATATCAAATGATCAGACAGATGTGGTGGGTATGATATTCGATAGCCCGACTGAAGCGGATAAGATAATCGCTTCTCTTAAAAATGACACCTTACCAGATTACGCTGAGATATACTCTAGAAATACCACTTAAGTGTAACCACCATATACATCGTCATTACTACCGTTTGAATTGTAATCAAATATACTAGTTGACTTTATTTCAACATCATCTTCAACTTGTGTGTTTGCTGACTCTCGTGGTATGTTATTTTCAAAAGACCAATCATGACGTTTCGCTCTGATCAACCACACATAATGACCTATCAATGGGTTTATCTGCTGCACATCTTGATCAATCTTCTCTGTTATCTCAAAATGTTTTCCTCCTCTCTCACCTGGTCTATCCTCTCCGAACTCTGATAGACTGAATACATCTCCAGCGACTGGCTCTACACCCTCACCCATTAATTTATAAAACTTCTTTATATGGAGAAATCCAGTAACTTCATCATCTGCCAACAACCCAAACTTCTCCATAACAATTGCATTCTCATTCAAACTGAGTGCGAGAATTATACTAACTGGATCCTTAAACCCTTGGACTGGATCCTCACCATATATATCACTTGGTATGTCATCAGCAGCATTAGTCCTGTAGTAGTCGATCTGAGTACCAAACATATCTAACTGCTCCTTCCACCACGCGTCGTAATTATCACGCTCATTACAATTTATAGATTTATCTAGAAACCTAACAGGTCTATCATCAAATGGGTTCATCATCTATCAATCATCATTCTTCCAGTGGTTTGATCTATGTACACCTTCATACCAGTGGTACCTAACTGCTTAACTTCTCCTGGCTTCAACCCGGATATATTATATTTCGACTTTACATAGTTCACATCCTTTGGAGACATGACACGTGTACCGGTACTTCCTCTGATGTCTTCTATCTTAGAGTTTAACGTTGGATCTGCTCTATGCGAGTCTGGTACTTGTCGCAAGTTCTTACCTCGGTTCAAACCACGTGAGCCTTTTCTTAAATACGGAGCCAACTCTTCCTCTAGAACCCGGTTGAAATACTTATGATACATATATATTACTTATCATATACACAATCAAAAAGACCCCTTCCGAAGAAGAGGTCTTTTTTGATCGATATATTTTCTCTAGATAGAGTTATTATTGAAACAAGTCTTGGTTACTACCTTTACTGGCTCTACCACCCACAACATTAGATCTACCAGTGTTGGCAGTCATTTGTGCTGTGGTGTCTCTTAAATGTCCATCGTTGCCAACTTTGTCAGTAACTGTACCGTTACCTATACCATAAGATGTCTTGCTAGCGTTGCCAGGTACGACATTCTTTTTCTTGGGTCCTAATTGTGTCGGATCATGACCAGGTTGTTGTCCTTGTCCAGTGTGTTCAGCGTCTACTGCTTCTCTGGACATAAAATTTTCTTCTTCTCCACCCATGTCATCCATTCCACCAAAGTCATCTCCTTCGAGATCCTCGATGTCATCACTGGCTGGCTGTTCCAATTGTGAGAGCAAACCCCTGAGTGCTTCAGCTTGATCAGATGTTATAGTCAGCGTGATCTCCTCACCGCCAATTTCGTCATCCATGGATGGTTCTTCACCACCCTCGAGACCAGCCTCAAGCTCATTCATGTCAAATTCTTCTCCATCTTCCATTATAGTGGAGTAGAGTCTATCAAATACGTTCTTATCGTTCATACTAGTATTTATATCCTTGTGTCTTAATTTCAATGAATCGCTCTCCTGTTTTATAGGTTTATCTATATCATCCACATTATCTGGACCAGTGTTTGGCTGAATTTTAGTAGCTTCTGGACTGTGACCAAGAGCGTCTTTCGCTGCATCTACATACACGTTGGTGTCGTTAGCTTCATTAATAAGGCTACCATATATTGATTCAAGTTCTTTTATATGTCGAGTTAGATTTCTAGTTTGATTCACCTAAATACTTATAGTAACAATGTCCAATAATCAAAAACCATCTAAAGATTTCTACTTAGGAAACAAGAACTTACCAACTGATAGAGCTACATTCGAGTACACTTCAGAGATGGTAGTGGAGCTAAAGAAAGCCAAACGTAACTTATTATACTTTGCTGAGCATTACTTTTATATCGTCAATCTAGACACCGGAAGACAAACAATAGCACTTCACAAATGTCAAAAGAGAGCTCTGCGTAACATGAGGGATAATAGATTCGTGGTGATGTTGGCGTCTAGACAATGTGGAAAGACCACCATGATGACGATATATGCTTTATGGAATGCATGCTTCAACAAAGATCAACGCGTGTTGATTGTAGCCAACAAGGAAGGTACTGCTATCGAAATATTTCAGCGGATCAGACTAGCATATGAAGAACTACCTAACTGGTTAAAACCTGGAGTGAAAGAATATGGTAAAACTAGCATGGTGTTAGCTAATGGTAGTCGTGTAGGTATAAGTACAACTACTGGTACAGCAGCTCGTGGTCAATCTGTCAATTGTTTGATACTAGACGAGCTGGCTTTCATTGAACCTAACTTAGTGGAGCCATTCTGGAATTCAGTTTACCCTATAATTTCTTCCTCGAAGAAGTCAAAGATATTCATCGCATCTACTCCTAATGGAACTGAGAATTTATTCTTCAAGTTATATAATGGAGCTTCAGAAAAGTCAAATGGTTGGTCTGCAGAGCGCATAGACTGGTGGGAGGTTCCTGGTAGAGATGATACTTGGCGTGATCAGACAATACAGACCATGGGAAGTGAGGAAGTGTTCCGTCAAGAGTTTGGTAATGAATTTCTAGAAACTGGTGAGAGTGTGCTACAAGAGGATGTTTTGAACCGATTAGAGATCAACATACAGCAACCAGTTCACATATTAGAAGATGGTAAGTATCGATTGTATGAGAACCCATCACCTGGAGACAATATATATGTAGTAGGAGTTGATGTTGGTGAAGGTGTGTCACAAGCTCACAGTGTCATTCAGATATTCAATATAACTGACTTAACTTACATAAGACAATCAGCAATATACAGTTGTAATGAGATCAACCCTTACAACTTCACCTCCAAGCTTCATGAGATATTACAACATTGGGGATCACCTTTAGCACTGATAGAGCGAAACAATTGCGGAGCTCAAGTAGTTGACAACTTGCACAATCAATTCCGGTATGAGAACATCGTTACATATAACAATGTAAACAAGACAGACAACAACCGATTAGGTGTACTGGCTCATACGAATACAAAGTATAAGGGAGTCATGAACATGCGATACTGGATAAATGAAGTCCATGCAGTGGTTCTCCATGATGTTGACACATTAACAGAACTGAAGAACTTCATAAGATATCCAAACGGCTCTTGGCGAGCTCGTCCAGGTGAAGGTCTCAATGATGATAAAGTGATGGCTATGGTTTGGGCGTTGATGATATTAGAGACAACATTAACTGAGAGATACTTCGAAGTGCAGAAGATAGATGACAATGGCAAGCCACTGGTGTTAGAACCACTAAACTATAATCTACAGTCAGACTCATCATCTTTCGAGTCAATGGGAGGTTTTGACTCTGGATCCAGCTTCCTACCAGTGTACATTCAAGGTGGTGCAGGAACCGAGATGGATGACATGGAACAACAAGGATGGTCGTTCCTAGGTTAAATATAATATTATGGAGCAATCACAATTCAATAAGGCACGTACTGACAAATTTATACTGGTACTCGATATACCTGCATCACTTCGAGCCATAGACACTCGAGAGGAACGTGGAAACGATCTAGTAGATTCTAAATCTATAACATATAGTGTGTTTGCCACTCAAATACCAGATGTACATGTTCATGATTCTGCCACCAAGTTCTCTGGCCAGACATTTCACTTCACAAGCCATCACAGACCTGAATATGGTAACGTAACAGTTAAGTTCACCATAGACAATCAATTCAAGAACTATTGGGTTGTATATAAGTGGATCAACATATTAACAACAACAAAGAAGGATTTTTTGACGCAGAGCACTTAG